GAAGTTTACATTACTATCACCACCGAATGAATCATATGAGATAGTACATCCGCTGTGTCTTTCAGCTTCATAACCGTTTGTTGAATTACCAATAAATGCGGTAATTACATACAGATTAAACTGATTAAGCTCTGATACAGCGTTCCTTCTACGAATATCATTAAGAAGTGCACCAAGCTTTGAACCACCAATCACAAGGAATGGGTCAAATGGTTGCTGTGGCTGTGTTCTGTTTACATCGGTATAGTTGATACCACGAATATCAGTAGTGGTCTCAATATCTGCATTGTATTCAATGCTTGAATCCTCTGTACGAGTACCAAGAATCTCTCTTACAGGTGTAAGTGTAGTACCTACCATTTCCTGCCACTCAACAACTGTGATGAGAAGTTTTCTCTCGGCTCTCTGACCTTTGTTAAGGTTAAACTGCTTAACTGCCATGGTCTTATTCTCCCTTCATATTATTATTTCCATATTATTTTGGATGTGTCCAAATAATCAATCTGGATGGTAAATGAATACTTTGCAAGACTTGGTTTAACAGAATTATCAATACCATTAAGGTTAGGACTGTCTGTTAATACCCTCATATCCTCTATAAGGCACTTATCACCAAAATTAGGATATTCTCTTGCATCCGCTTTTTCGGTTATCCAATCTACGATGGCTTGAACATCTAATAAATCATCCACATTTTCATTGGAATATCCAGCTTGTTTTACAATAGCATTGTAAGTGATTGATTTAAAATCAATAACGGTAAATGAATACCTTTTCAATACACTGCCATCTATATATTTTTTATCTGTAGCCTTATCATTGGCACTTGTAATTATTTGCTTATTGTTATCTTTAGCATTGATAAGATTAAAGAAAAGTGGATTTGAAGCTATCTGTGGGCACTGTATAAGAAAATCTATAACAGCTTGGTTTTTATCTATATTAGCCATATAACTCCTTCCATCTCTTCATCAATATTTGTGTTACATCATCTAAAAACACTTGACCACTATCACTTGCCATCATAGCTTTATCCCACTGTTTACTTGCAAGTGGATGTTTTTCAGTACCATACTGCATCTCACGCCCTGTAGGATGCTTTTTCATGTTTGGAATACTAAACCAACCAACAATTATTCCGTTTTCAAAAATCGGAATATTCGGTCCATAAACTTCACCGATGTACTGATAATGCGCATATGGTCCTTGATATGTAATCCTGTCTTCATATACCTGCACACTTTGTGCAAGCACTCCTTCATCCATCGGAACAAATGGGTCACATCGTTTTGCAAACATATTATGTACTTCAAGCATAGCTTTTTCATCAAGAATAGACTGTATCTTGTCTTGGAGCAGTTTTTCAATTGCTGTACCTTTGAATTCTATCTGAATATCCATACTTACACTCCCTTTACATAATAATGTTCGCTTCCTCTTCCAAAACCTGTATTAATGGCTACTTCTTCTACTTCCATGCATCCCTGCAATCCTTTGTATTTAGCTATAAAATCAGAAGACCTATAACCTGCTGTGTACTCATCAATATTATCCGTAACTTCACCCTTAACAATAATATCTCCCTGTCCAAGTGTAAAGTAATTTGCCATCTCGTCATTTGGTAAATCTAACCATAAATACTTTTCAAGAAAAATATCATTCTTTGGAATCCTGCATATAATATTATTGGTTTCCAGCACGGTTTCACCGACAGTCACTTTATCACCAGTGTATTTCCAAAAACAATTGGTCACAGTATGCTTAAACCACATAACTATGTTAGTTACAGGGTCTTCATATCTGTTATAAATTGTTATTGTAGCATCCCACCATGGTGCATAAATGTTACTCATTTGGATATACCCCTCTATAAAGCACTTTCCTGCCTGCTTCATTCTTTACATCTGCTAAATACTGCTTTACCAGCTTAATGGATTCTGCATCGGATGTGTAGTCAACTAATTTATCAGCACTTACCACATTATATGATACCGATACACCATCATTGGAATATGACGATACAACACCTCCAGAACTACTACCAGAAGATGCTGAATCATCATTGGGATTAAGAAGACTGTTCCTTTGAACATACATTTTAATCAGTCTGAACATACAATACTTTAATTCAATTGGGAATGTAGTATCATTTTTCAGCCTGTTAAATGTTACATAATCTATCAATGCCTTTGCTTGATAATAATAATCATTGAAGGTGGTCTCATCTAATGTTCCACCCATATTCAAATATTCTTCATATGTGAGATACACTAATAACCACCTCCAACGACATAATATCTATTAACCAAGTGAGATAATTCTTGCAATCGGAATAGCCTTAAGGCTGATATATTCCTTGCTATCTCCACCAGAATTAACAAGCTCCCAGTTAGCTCCATTTTCAAGCTCTGCATTAGTAGGTGAAAGTGAAGACATAACTGCCTTTGTGAAAGAAATACCATAAGGAGCGAAGCACTTTCTCTGTCTTGAATACAGAGTATCTTCACCACCATTAACTGCTGGATTTCTGTCGATTTCGTAAGCAACCTTTGCACCACAGTTTGTGTACTCAATAGCACCATCACCAAAGATGTATGTGGTGTAAGCTGTATCAACAACAGCGGCTGTTGTAGTTGCAACTGTAAGAGTAGAACTTGGAGCGGCTGTTCCAACACCTTCTGAACTTACTGCTGGAGCACCTGTTCCGTACTTGCCAGTCTTCTCTGTAAGTGTTATTACAGTTGTACTTGTCTTAACTGCTGTATAAGGATTTGCTGTATCAGCATTGATAAGAGCAACAATACCCTCAACAACTGCATTAGTTGTCTGTGTAGAAGCAACTGTGAATGTCTTGCCTGCAACTGTGTACTTATCTCCAGTAGTTGGATTATCTGTAACTGTTACAGTGTAAACACCTGCTGTTGTTTCCTTTCTCTCTGTTGGCATACTATCATCAATAAGAACAAGTCTGCCATTAAGAGTAGCCATTGCCGCATCTCTCTGCATACCGTTTGCATCATTGTACTTAAGGTAAACAAGAATCTTAAGGTTTTCAAGATTTGTTGCTACGCTTGAGTGCATGATAGCAAGGCTAAACTTATTCTTGTGGTCTCCACAAGCCTTCTGGATTGCTGTATTAAGAGTAGTGGCATCCATATAACCTGTCTTACCTTCGCTGTTCTGAACTGCTGTTATATTGTGTGTATGGGTCTGAACAAACTCTGCACCCTTATCATCTGACATTGAGAAGATACCCTTCATAATATGAACAAGTGTCTCTTGGTCAATCTCATCCCAGTATTCAGAAATCTGCTGTGCTACGTTCTCCATGAAGTCTTCTCCACCTGTAATATCGTAAGAGAAATCCTTTTCTGTCCAAGCGTTAGCTCTACCAACAACGATTCTTGAATGGCTGAATGTCTTTGTTCCGTTTGCAGTGATATTTGTCTCACCGTCATAGTTTACAGGAACTGAACCACTGATAAGACCCTTAAGTGGTGTAGTAACATAGTTACCACCAACTTGGTCAGACATGGTTGCAACAAGGTCCTGTCTCTGTCTAATAGCTCTTGACTTAATAAGCTCATTGAGTTTGGTGTTAGGTATTCTATCGACATACTTCTTGAATACTTCACCATTGAAAAGTTTTGCATCAAAAAATGCCATGGTTTTATCCTCCTTAAATCATTTTAGAAATCAACTGTCATTGTAGGATTTTCATTTTTAGCTTTCATCATCTCTGAAAGACTTGGTTTAGAAATCTGTGGTTCGCCTGCTGTCGGACCTGCAAACGATGGCTTTGGCTTATCATCTACCTTTGGAGCTTCTTCTACCTTAAAGGCATCTGAATTGTTAGCCTCATATGATTTTCTAAAATCATCTGCTCCAAGAATCTGCTCTTTGTCCATCTTAAGCTGTGCTGACAGTAATTCACGCTTAAAGTCTCTTTTTGCGGCTTCACTTGTGAATTTAAGCTTATCCACATAAGCACTTACTGCAAAATCGTAAGCCTGCTTTTTGAGCTGGTCTTTATAATTCTTTACATCTGCATCATACTTGCCCTGCAATGCTGTTAAATCATTGGTAATGGCTGTAAGCTTCTCTGCGTTTGTACCAGCTTCTTCCAACTGCTTCTTTAAGGCATCAAGGTCAGAATCTCTTGTTGTAATTGTGCCATTAAGAGTTTCAATCTGGGAATCCTTTGCACTTATGTCAGAATCATACTTATGTTTACTAACATACTTTCCTTCACCAAGGTCTGCAAAATTGGCTTTTTCATCCTTTGCAATAGCTTCAAACTGCTCATAAGTGAGTGTTCCACCCTCTGCCTTACCGAAAATTTCTTTGATTGTCATACCTCTTGTTCTCCTTTACATTCTTTTATATCCGTTTCACTTATAATGCCGCAGGCACGGTACTGCGTCTGAATGTGCATTTGTTTAGGCGTTTATGCTCCGCTATATATCTTATATCAGCTCATCATCTAAAGAGCTGTTATAATTCTTACTTGAAATACCTATCAGTGCTCCAAGGAACACTGTAATAGCACCCATTGTAGCACCTATCGGTTCACCATATGGAATATGCCATATACTTGCTATTGTCAACCAAAGTGTTGTCAATGCTGGTAACACGATTGTAACGATGTATTTGAGAATGTCGTATGCTTTATTACTTAATCTCATTTTTCCTTCATCTCCTTTACCGTGTATTCCAATACATCCACTCTATTCTCTAAAACAGGAATCTTACTTGCAAAATCATTATGCTTTCGTACTTCTTCTGTGAGACTTTCAAGCTTTGTATCTGTGACTGCTTGGTTAGTGATTATTTTATTTTCAATAGATTTATTACTGGCATTATTAGTAATAACAACACCTAAAAATCCAATCAGTGCAACAACTATTGAACCGAATAGCGATATAATTGCTGTGCTCATAATAATCTCCCTTCATAGGTAGCATAACAATAACAGGCTGTCCAGACCTATTATTGTTATGCTGTAGGAGGTACAAGATGTACAAAACATTCTTATCCCATCTTTCATTATACAGCATTTTACATAAAAAGTAAACATAATATTTTACTTATGATGATACCCAGCCACTGTTGTTTTAGCCATTTTTGGCTTTAACCCACAAGCCCTGCTGAATGATATATAATTCTTGTTCAGCTTGTTAATTCTGGCTTGGTATTTATTCATTAAGTCTGTATCACTTGTATATTCTGCCGCAATATATCCTGTCTTTGCTTTTCTTAAATTACGCTCAAATTCACGCTGTTTCTGTGTGCACTCATACATAGTTAAATGCTTTCCGTTTGACATTGTATAGCCCTTTTCGTTAGCATCCAGAATAGCTTTTAACTGTTCATCCGTGTAATTAGGGCTGGCGTGTCCTATGATTATAGAATAAGCAAAATGCCGACAGTTTAATGTTCCTATTTTTCTTGGAAATCCTATATATTTCCTGCCCTGCACATCTATGAAATCCTGTCCAGATTGTATCTTATCCCACTCTGCATTTGTAAACTGGTGTCCTTGGCAGTTACAATGGTCTGGAGCTGGATATGAATGGACTGTAATCTCTTTACCATCCGCACCAAACTGTTCACCTGTTACATCCTGCACACCTTGGTTAATAGCACGGATTCCATCTAAAACATTCCTTCTAACAGCCGCCGCCATTTCCTGTGAATGAAATCTACCGCTTTCAGCTTGATATGTAACAGTCTTAATACCGCTGTCCACCAACTGTTGCACTGTTCTTCTCATGGCTGTGCTGTAATCTGTTAAGCCTGCTTGACTGGCTTGGATAGCTTCATCCACAACTGTTTGATATGTCTGCGCAATCGGTGTAGGAATGAGTATTTTAGGATTCTTCAAGTCTCGTATCATAAAAGCCTGCGCCTTGGATATATTTACATAACTATCAGAAGTCTGTCTGGCTATTGCTTTCACTACTCTTTGTAGATTCTCATTTTTCTCAAACGGAATAAAAGGCATCAATCTATAATCATAAAATGGTTTAGCATCTAAATAAGCACCTTTTGCAACATCCTTAATCAGCTTTTGAATAGTACCAACTTGAAGAGCTGTCAGTTTTGACAGCTCTTGATTAATCAGTTTTACATCTGACCCTGTTTTTAACAGTTGCTCTAATTTATATGCATCGGATGGTAACAAATGTCCTATTTCACGGATTCTTTTTGCAATCATGGTAATAACAAAAGTGTTAATATTCTCCTGTCTTTCCACCATAATTTCAACTAAATTGTCAATAGTGCTTGTGCTTAATGCCATCTATTATCCCTCTTCTTCCTGCATTTTAGCCTTTGCCGCTATGTTTGATAAGTTAGACTGCTCCATAAGATTCTGCTCCATGGCTTTGGCGTTCTCTTCATCAATCTGTGCAAGTGCCGCCGCCGCTTGCTTCTCTGTCTCACCCTTATACCACATTCTTACTTCCTGCTTGCTCACAAGACCATTCTGTAACAGCGTGATTTGCTTTCCAAGCTCTGTATCTACGTCAACTAATATACTATCATCCCATTCAAAAGAAGTCTCGTATTCACCCTCTGGTGTGATTTCATAAAGGGATGCATATACGTTCATGATATAAATAACATCCTTAAGTGTTGCTTCCAGTGCTCTTTGGATTTCATCATTGGCTGAATAGCTCCTCTGCTTAAGCACTTTAAGCTCCGTTGCTGTTCTTGCTTCTGCACTGGCATCTGACAGTGTACCTCTACTGATAGCACAAACATCTTCGATTCTCATAAGGATTGTATTAAGACCTTGTATGAAGGATGTATCTCTTAATGTTGGTGAATAAGGCTGGTATGTATCAGATTCACCAAGGTCGATTTTACGGAAAAGTCTGCCCTGTAGATGTACTGGTAACGTCTGTCCACCATTTCCATTATCCATGAAGTTCATAGCATCACGGT